GTAATTTTCAACAGTATCAAAAGTTAGTGTGGTTGTTTGAACTCCACCACCTTTGTTGTATTGAACGATTACGTTACCACCAACACTGAGATCATAAAGTTGAATGAATGGCCACATACCAGTTGCCGGGTTTGTTTTTGCTGTCTAGTGCTTGAGCGTTGATCCATTCGCCTGTTTGTTGGTTAAGCCACGCGAGGAGTTCTTCTCGGTTTATGCTGATATTTGCTTTGACGAAGTCGGGAGCATTGTCGCGTGGTTTTTGTACGCGTAATCCGTTCACAAAAATTTTGTCAGGCATTTACGTTTCCTCATAAAGAATGACCCCAGACGGGGGCAACCGAACTGGGGTCAGGGTCAACTACTACGGAGAACATGAAGAACATGCTCGGGTTTAGTATAAGCGCAACGTATGGGATAAGCAACAGTTAGTCGCATATCCCCGCACATCTTTTCAAGCTTGTTTTGCGCCTGTTTTTTGGACAAGCCACGAGAAGGTGCTGCGCTTTTTTTATACGTTGAAGGTGTTACACGTTGCCGCCAGAGCAGGAACATCCAATCTTCTCGGGTAGTTAGGAGACTAGAATAACTTTCTAACATGCTTTTTGGTAAAAATCCATGCACTTTGCCAAGGCTTCTTGGGGGGTTTTTTGGAATTCGCCGCGGTATACTTCTTGGCCTTTTTCGGTTTTGATAATGGGTAGGTAACCGACATCTTGTTCGTCTCGGGTGACGGGTAAAAATCCGACGCCACTGACTACTCTTACTGTTAGGTCGTACATTAATCTTCTCTCTCGGTCAATGCGCCGTGCTTCGCCGCTTCTTTGTACCACTCGAAGACCAGTCTTAGCTGTCCGCCGATGGTTCGGCCTTCTGCTTTTGACATTTCTTTGATTTCTTCATACACCTCGCGTGGTACGAGGATGCTTTTCCATCGTGTTGTATCCATTAAGCTCTCCCATGTCCCAGAATGTGTAAGATAATATAAGATCATATGCAAGAAAGCAATAAAAAAACCCCGCCGGGGCGAGGTTTCAGGGCTATAACGGTACGTTTGAAACTTAACTGTCTAGAAAAAAGTGCAGCTCACTGTTTTCGTCCAAAGTTATATATTTTTTATGCCAATCGACAATTTCTGTTTCTACAAATCCGTGTACGGGATGCTTTACCAACCGACCGTTTTTGTACTTCTTCGGCTCTCTGACGGCTTCTAAGTACTTCAGCTCAATCATGTCCATTTCTTCAAAATCAAAGCAGCCCCAACCGTATTTTTTAATGATAAACTCTTGTACCGCTTGTGTTATCTCGTAAAAGCCTAATTCAACTTTCATGTTTTCTCTCCGTAATTGATGGTTTGAATAATATCGCATACCATCGCATACGTGTCAAGCGGGCAAAAAAAACCCCCGGTCCGAAGACCGAGGGCCGTGTTTAACTACTCAGTGTAGACTTCATACCATTCGTCTTTACCGTCTTTCGCTTTATGCGTTACGACGTGTGGATCGAATGGGCACCCGTAGCTATATCCGACGCGGCCTTGGATAGCATCACGCAGGGCGTGACACTCCGCAGCTACGAGGTCGGTATATCCATATCGGCAAAGGTTGAAACCGATAAAAGCGCCACTGCCAAAAAAGTCTTTCTTTCGTTTGGCTTCGAGTCCGTCGGGAAAAGTCTCTTCAATGTATTTGTCTATATCTTCGAGACTTTCGATGACGACTTTGCCGTCCACGTATTTGAATTCACTCATGGTGAACCTCCGTAGTTGATTAAAATGTTAAAGAACTTGGGGGAAATTGCCCTCCCCCATCAACCGGGTCTTCCGATTGATATACGCACTTTAGCATATTATCGCATACAAGTCAAGTTAACTTTTTAGAAAGTTATTTGGCTTCACCCCACGATGGTCCGATTTCGATGTCACATTTTGACGGTACTTCGAGCGGGACCGCATTGACCATTACGTCCGCTATCACGTTCGCTTCTTCGACACTTTTGACGGACATGGCCAATTCATCGTGTATCTGAAGCATGGGCAAGATGCCCTGTTGATAAAGATCGATCATTGCTTTTTTGGTCATGTCCGCGGCAGATGCTTGGATTAATCTATTTAAGGATTTGTAAGTGTAAGCACGTTTCAGTCGGGTCGTGGGCCCATATTCGTCTACCGCTTCCTTGTATGGCAGCGCCTTGTGCATGGCAAACGTGTCGGGCTCCCACAGATCGAAGCGACACTTACGCCCGAGCAGTGAGGTCAGTGATCCGCGAGACGATTTCTCGTTCAATCGGTTCATCACCCCGGTCATCAAACCTTTAACAAAGGGCACCCGGTTGTGGTATTGCTTTGTTAGCTTTTTAGCTTCCTCCACCGACACGTCCAATTGCTCGGACATCTTGTTAACGCCCATGCCATAAATTAATCCTAAGTTAATTGTTTTTGCCTGTTTCCGCGGGATGTTAGCCATCTCCGCCACCATCGTATGGAAGTCAGTAGCTGGATCGTCGTTGTATGCTTTAACAAACTCTGCGGCACCTTCTAAAGGAACGCCTCGCGTTTTGCCATATACATGCGCATAATGCACCAAGATGCGCGGTTCCTGTTGCGAGAAGTCAATGGCCGCCCATTGCTCACCTTCCTCTGGAAGAAACAACGAACGAATCATCGGGCCCAGTTCTGGATCGCGAGCCGGGATTTGCTGCAAATTAGGATTAGCCATGGAGATGCGGCCCGATACGGTTCCTCCATCGTCAGAACGGATTTGATTAATATGGGAGTGTATTCGACCGTCAGCGTGGCAGTGTTTCATGATGGTGTTGATGAAGGTGCCGGATGTCTTATTCAGATTCCGAGCTTGGGTTACGAGTTGCGCGAGCGGATGCTCATGTTCTTGGAGGAAGAGTTTGGTGAAGCTCGGTGCGCCCTTCTCTGTACGTGGGTAGTTGACGCCGATTTTATCGAACGCTTTGGCGAGCGATTGTGCCGCCCAGATTTCAACATTACTACCGCTGATGCGCTTGATCTCCTTGAGGACCTCCCTTTCCCGCTTGAGGAGACTATCCCGCGTTCGCTCGACTTTCTCCGTGTTGACGCGGACGCCGCGCATGGTCATGTCAACAAGACATGGGAGGAGATCAAGTTCGAGATTGGCGATAGGCCAAAGTCCTTCTTTGCCAAGTTGAACGGAGAAGTAGTGCCAGAGTTCGAGGGTAAGTTCAGCGTCACCCTCCGCATAAGGTCCGACGTACATGGCGGGCATCTTCCACATTTCTGCTTTCGGATCGACACCGAATTGCCTCGCTGCCTCCACTAGACCTTTTTCTGATTTGACCTTACCCAGTAAATCGTAGGATAGCGCATTCAAGCTGTAGCTAAATCTGTTTTCATCGAGCAAGGAAGCGATTACCATCGTGTCGATGATTCGGCCATTCACTTGAAAACCCATTTGCTTGATCCATCCGAGATCGTATTGTGCGTTGTGCATGATCTTATCGGCAGGACATTCAAAGACTTTTCGTAACCATTTGTTGACCTGTTTTTCGTCTAAGTTACCACCACCAAAATGTCGGATAGGTATATAACCGGACCACGAGTCCACGGCGACAGCGTAACCTACCACCTCACCATCTCCTGTTGGCCAACCGGGCCCATGCTGCTTTAAGTTGGGATCGCGGGTTTCAACGTCAATCGCAATCTTTTTTGCTGACGTAAGGTCGGGTAATTCGATAGGCGGTATCCATTCACTTTTTGGCGCGAACATTGCCATCTGTAGTTTAGGCATTTGTTTTTGTTTCCTTCTGGCTAAACTCTGACCCGAGGGCCGTGTATCCTGCTTTATCCACCCAAGAGTCTTGATGGTCTATACTTTGTATCAACCTGCTTGTCTTGACCCAATCCATCATCAAAGCCACGTGGGCGGCGGTGATATATCCGTGTGAGTCCATGGCGCCTGCCACTATTTGATTCCATCCGACGGCTATTCGAGTGTGGTTATCGTAGGCATCGCCGTAGTCCTTTGCGCGTTGCCCGTTGATAAGGTTTTCTGCGGTTTTAAACAGCTCGTCTCTTTTCATTTTTGTTTAGTGTTGACGGCTAACAAAAGTTCTGCGCAAAACATCATCGCTTGTATCCTGTTTTTCGCAAACCCTGCCAACACTTCTCCCCGCTGTCCGTTATTTGTTGCGACGAACAGGCCTTCTTCGTTCTTGCTTACAATCATCTTAACTTCCCTAAATAGATTCAAAAAACGTGTACGCGGCCATAGCGGCAAGTAAAAAGAACAGTGTGAAAATAGGCCAAAAGACATGTGCGGCAATTTTCTCGATGATTTCCATTAGCTTGTTTACCATGCGCCTGTGCCTTTTTTATGCGTGGCGGACGCGCCGGACTTACCCTTACGGACGAGTTCGTCCTGCTGTTTCTTTGTACGCCCGTATTGTAACGCGGTTGCGCCCTGAGGATACTCTCGGATAAAGCCGTCGTTCGCAAAGAACTCTTCAAGCTTGGCTTCCATCTCCGATCGTTCGCGTTCCTTTTCAGCAAACGTCAACAGCTTTGGATTAATACTTCTTTCGCTGCCTCGTGTTAACTTCTTATTCATAAATCATAGCTCCTTGATAAGTCTTCTGCGTCTACTATATATAAATTTTCTTTTGCGCGGGTCACTCCCACATAAAAAACCCGATGCGTGTCGTCCGGGTTCTGTTGGAATTGTGTGTCCGCTGCGGGACTAAGGTCCGTGAACAACACAACGTTGTCCGCCTCACCGCCTTTTGACCCGTGGATCGTGGACGCTGTAATACGGGGTATGCCATTAAACTTCTCGCCCCGACGCAGCAGTGCCGTGACATAGGCTCGGTCGGTATCGGGCAGCTTGTCCATAGCTTCGG